AATTCTCTACGGATACTTGCGTCTGCGTCAATGCGTAAGTACACGTCATTGACCTTGTCAACTATGATGTTTTGCATTTTAGATTACGCCAGATGTAAACTTACGCCAATCTATAGCGTTCTTAATTTGAAAGCCACGATTAGAAATAATTTTAACTGTCCTATCTAGGTAGTCAACAACACTTTGTATATAGGTTACTTTTTGTTCTAACTTAACAAACTCATCATCTGATTTTAGATACTTATCAACATCTTGTTTTAGTATCTTTAGATTAAATGGCTTTAACTGATACACACTAGGGTCTGCCTTACCTGTATAGTATTCCCATTTTTCTCTTGTTAATCTTGCCAAGTCTTGTTCAGCTTTCTTTAATAGATTAGTATATTGATTATGAAACTTCATATACTTGTTATGTAGTTGTGGTGTTTTCAATGATTCTAAATCAAGTTCAGTATCATTCATCTTTAGGTCTTTATCGGCGAGTGCCTGTAGTTCGTCAAATGTCATAATATATCCTCTTGTTTCTTTTATTTATTTTATTATTAACTTACTCTTTTCTCTTACGAGGTCTATCTTATCAAATAAACGTTCCTCTCTTATCACGTTATAAAGAATTGATGTGGCATGTAGGTTTCTTTCTACCTGGTTTACGCCTGGCAATTGATAGTCAGCACACATAGGTAAATAAATTTGTGTATGATAACCTGCTTTTGCCCATTGTATTGCTGAATAAGTTTTTGATCTTAATACACAACCAGCTAAATTCGTGCCACCTATAATAACGTTATGAATTTTTATTTTTGTTTCTTTAGTTTGTAAAGTATTTTCTATTTCTTTTATAGTTACAGACGGATATTTATCAGGATCAATTCTGTTCCAATAATGAGCTTTTTCATTTATAGTTATTCTTTCTATCTCATTAACCTTATCATGTCTATCAGGTAAATGATCTGACACAATACACAAAGGTTGGTGGTTATTATTTAACAACTCCATTAAATGACCATACCTCATATTGTTAGTATGGTCGTCACCCAATACAGGATGTCCATGAAAGTCTATTAACAATAATAATGTTAGTTTTATCTCCATTGTATAACTGTTTCTTTTTCAGGCTTCTTATCTCTTTTACTAGAATAATCGCTCATGTGTTCTCGTCTTAACTCTTGCTTATAACCTATACTACCTAACAATATTACAGGATATTTTACCCAAGGTAAATCTTCCCAACCTCTTGTCCATGTATTTGTGTGATATGGAAAACATATTATAGTTGATGTATTCAGTTTTTGTTCTAATGCAAGAGCACCTAGATTTGCCATAAACATTCCTACTTCTACAGCAGCTGTTCTTAATAATTCTGGTATATGTTCTTCGTGCATTTGTTCATAGAAGTCACCACGTGCTATACTATCTGCATAAAACAAATTAGGTTCACATACTCTTTGTGTAAACACTAACAGATATGGTGACGAGTTTATATGTTCAAAGTATGGATTATGTCCATCTTCTTTCCAGTTTGCTCTATCCTCTGCTAAATGTGTATAGTGTTTAGGTATGTTTGTTTCGTTTATCTTCTTTTTATTTCTCATACACTTTGTCCATATAGAGTGTTTTTCTGATACCTTTTCAGGCCCTAAAACGTTACAATGATATGGCATAAAGTTATTTTTAGAAGGTGTTACTTTCCATGCTTTATATAACAAATCATCTACCTGTTCTTTTGGCGGTACTTTGTCTCCGTCATATTTCATAACGTGAGCTCTTTTATTTAAGTGTGTGAAAATGTCCATGTTAATTCTTATTGTGATATGGTTTCAATTCAGGAAATACATCAAACAAATGTGTTTCCCATTTAGTACCTTTATAATATTTATCGTTTAATAAACAATAGTCAAATGTGTCCTGATAATGTAAACCATCGTTACTTTCTTTAAGTAAATTCTGTATATCAGGAAAACCTTCATACTTAACTATAAGTTCTTTTTTTATTTTATCAGGCAATACATTAGCACATAATTTTTTAGGGTTTCTAATATTTGACCAATTGACTTGTTTAAACAAAGTTCTATTTTGATCTATCCATTCTATCAATTCATAAAATCTCAATACACTTAAAAATGATATTGCACCATTTATATTAACTGTTACATTAGGAAACTTTTTAACTTCTTTTATATTATTCATAACGTCTTGCCAGTTTGTTCTACGTCTTATATACTCAACAGATTTACCTATACCATCTAGTGATACTGTAAATTCAAATTGCATAAACTTAGGAATATAATCTAATAGTTTTAATTTTTCCATTGCTAGTACTGACATGTTTGTTTGATATTTTACAAACATCTTATCAGCGTGACCTGTTTTACATATCTTATCTAACAACATATAAAAGTCTTTCATAACTAAAGGTTCACCACCTATAAACTTTAGATTGTAAATATATGGTGCCAGTTCAACTATCTGATCTACAACATTTTTTAACTTTTCACCTTTTACTAATTCTATAGGTGTCTTTGCGTATTCAGAAAATACATTTTCACCTTTAACTTCTTCCGAGTGTATAGATTTTAATCGTGTAGTAGAGTCATAGGGTATACACATATAACAATCTAGGTTGCATTTATTACCAAATGCCTTTACTTGTATTTCAAATATTCTATCTTGGAATATACCTTTGTTTCTTCTTTTAAAATACTCTACAGCATTTCTAATGCCTGGCCATATTGCATGGTCATTTGTTTGTATTTTAAGAGAGGCTTGTCGCCTTGATCTACCATAATGTTCTTCTTGGAACATACATTGTTTACACCATTTCTTTGCAAGTTTTAAATCAGAACCTGGTGTAACCATTTCTCTACGTAGATCATTTAAATTTTTGTTGTCTTCAAAATATCTTCTTATAGGAACATCTTTTATATTAGGATTAAAACCTTCGGCAGCCCACGAACATGGAGCATACTCACCTCTTGTCGTAGTGTAAACCATTGAGAATGGTGCACCACAAAACCATATATCGTTACTTCTAATTTGATCTTCTAGTATGTCAACCTTTTTGAACCATTGGCTCATGTCAACTTTACCACCACCAAGGTATTTGTCTCCAGGACCACCTTTGGTCATCAATTTATTTAAATGTGGATTCCTATCTTTAGGTCTTATTAGAACAGTCATAATATAATTTATATAAAAATTAAGTAGTCGTTTCTAGTGTGCCGCTGCCACTAACAGCTGCAAACTCATATATCTTGTATTGAAATGTAACACTTGCTGTTAAGTAATTTACATCTGTTGCTTGTTGGTTGTAATCTAAACCTGATAATGTAATAGGGTAAATATCTCTAAATCTTACTTCTATATTAGAATTGTTTTTACTTGTTAAGATAAACATTGTAGCGTCTGAATACAAACCACCATCGTCTGAAGTTTGTTTTGATACATCGCCAATCTCTTTGTTTAAATCTTCTCTTGTTGTAGTAGGATATCTGTCTGTACCTGCAGCCTGTAATGATCTGAATTGTGAATGATCTTTAGGAAATCCAAGACCAGTTAACCAGCCATGTATCTCTCTATAGTTTTCTAAATTTTCATCTACTAAAAATTGTATGTTTAATGTATCGTAATCTAGTTTATCACCAGGTATAGGTACATCTTTAAAAGGTGTAGGTTGTACAGTTGTACCTAATGAGATACCAGGCACGTTTGCTGTTGTACAAAAATATTCTACTTTAGGTAGTTTTATTATAGAAAACTTAAACTGTGTAGGGCTTGCATAGTCTAGTTTAGTTGGTTGTCTAGTGTATGAGTTTGTAATAGTCATACTACTATTTATAAGAGTTATTAGACCAAAAAAAAGGGCGCCGAAGCGCCCTCTTTTGTATTTTGTTTCTCAACAAATATTACATAATGTTCGTAACTTGAACACGTCTGTAGTATCTGTTAGCGTTGATTGCACCAACACCGTCAGCAGTAATATTTCCTGACGCAGAAGCACCAGCAAATGGATTAGCTACCATACCGTATCTAGTTTTGAAACCGATTTTCGGTTGGAAGTTATCCTGACCTACTGCTCTAACCATTTGTAGAGGTACATACGGACAATAGAATAAACCAGCGTCGTATGGAGAAGTTCCTTTGT